TTTCTCAATATGTTAAATAAGCGTGCTTTTTAATACGTAAAAGTAAGCATACTTTCATCGATTTCATCTTGGTTATATCCGATGTAATCTAAGGTAATATCTGGTGCAGAGTGATTAAGTATTTGCATTAGAATAGCTATATTCCCATTTTGTTTGTAATGATGATAACCAAATGTTTTTCTCATCGAATGGGTACCAATGTTTTTTAATCCTGAATGTTTAGCTGCATCATTTAAAAATTGATACACAGCTACTCTACCAATGTGTTTAATACTTACTCCGTCACCTCTAACTTTCTTTCTACTCGGAAAAAGATAGTCATAACTCTCAAGATGATTTTCTTTTATGTAACGATCCAAAGCTTTACGTAGTTCAGGATTAACCGCAAATTTTCTTATTTTGCCAGTCTTCTTCTCTTTGACCTCAATTCTATCTTGATTGACATGCTTTACTTGAAGAGGGACAATATCGCTTACTCGTAGCCCTGAATAAATTCCGACCAAAAAAAGAATGTAGTTTCGCTCACTCTTTGATTTCAAATAGTTCTTCATTCTATCAATATCATCTGGTTCGCGAATGGGTTCTACTTTCTTCATGGTATCACCTCCAAACTACAAGAAAAGGCAGGTTGTGCCTGCCTTTATAATTATTTCATAATATAATTTTAGCACATTAATTCGTATATTTACTCCGAACTTACTCCAAGAAAACTCCAAGAAAACTCCAAGAAAACTCCATTTTTTTATTCTAAGATTTCAATTTGTTCTCCATTCCGGTAAAGCTCAGCAAATGCCATTAAAGCCTTATCTAAGATATCGTAATAAGAACTTTCTGATATAGCTAAATCCATTGAGATTGTTTCGTCTTTCTTACAGTCCCATTGAAGATATTTTTCATAAAGGATTCTACGATACAATGGATCATGTAATCCACTTACTGCTTGTTCAATTGCATCAAGTTCAAGTTCAGCATCAACTTTTCGAATTGCTAATTTTTCAACCTGGCTATTTCTACCAAATGATTGAGATCGTGGCATAAATGAGTAGGTTGTTGTTACCTTCTGTCCATCTATGTCATTGGCCACTCTTCTCCATCTGAGATATCCTCTTAGAATTCTTTTGGCATTTTCTTTTGTTTTTGATTCATTTATATCAGGAAAAAAAGGCATCTCTCACCTCATTTCTATATATTTTTATTTTTCAAGGTTCATCAAAACTTTTAAAAAACGTTGCTAGATCATCGAAACAAGAAGCAAGTGCTCTAAATATATTCTTTAATCCTTTCCTGATGGCTCTCACAAGATCTTCAAGCTCTTCAGGACTTAGATGAGCCAGCTCTTGAGCTAGTCTCTCTTGCTCACGCAGTATAGCTTGCTTAGCTTTCTTCTTCTTGATCCTTTTGTTCATCTTGTTTTCTCCAAATTTTAGTGATAGCTTCAACAGTGCTGATAACTGTGATACCAATGATAACAGCAACAAATCCTGTTAACCATGGATGCTGTGACATAAATTCATAACCGTTCATACTACTCTTCTCCTCTCTTTCCACTTAATCAATTTACCTTCGTTGTCATTGTTCCAGTACGCCGGGATTCTACTGATGTCTCTTTCAACTTTGACAGAGATACCTAGGTCCTCTCTAAGTTCTTTCAATCTTAGCTGCATCTTGCAAATCTCCTTGCGTATCTCAAATAATTTTCCCTTCAAATATCAGAGTAATTGTTCCTGTTCCGTCTTTGTTCTTAGATACCAAAGCACTACAATCTGAACCATACTCAACACCATCAATTGTGATGCTATGCTTTATTTTGTCAACGTTGATGATGGATCCATTTGATGTCTTAATTCTCATTTTCCATCTCCTCAATCAACCAATCAAGGTTCTTGCGTGCTTTCTTCAGGTCTTCAAGACCGTTTTTCTTCTGGAAGCGTAACATATACTTGATTGCGTTGCCCCAGTAAAATCCTTCTACTCCTTCTAATCCGAAAGCAAAATTCTTAACGACTTCAATGGCTTCAAGTCCGAATTTCCCCTTATAATGGCTAGGGTTGTTGACTTTATCAATATCGTTAAATTCTTCCAAGACTTGTTCATAAGATTTTTCTTTCATTTTAATTCCTCCCGTAATGTTTAATTGCTCCATGTAAATAATAAGTTCCATCTTTGCACTTGTTCACGTAATATGTGTACTGCCCGTCTGGACTAGCGTAAGAAATCTGCTTCTCTCCTGCCCAACAACCATTGTCACGCATCATGTGGCAATTCTCCATAATCCATTCCACATCAGGCATCTAGTAACTCCTTATTTTCGTAGATGTTGCCGATGATTTCAAAGTGATAATAAGCTAGAAATAGTGGGTGCCATTCTGCCTCTCTTTTCTGTAATTCATCTACAAATCTGTAAATAAAACTTGCATAAGAACCGTGCCAACTTACAAGTACTTTTCTGCCTTTGTAATCAAGGATATCCCCCTCAAAAATTTCCTTACCGTTCTTATCTTTGAGTCCTGTTGACTGCATGAGGACAACATCTTCTCCATTTCGCTCATCTTCAAATTTTAACGGAACTGATGTGGAGCCATTGCTAAACTTCCCTATGATTTCCTTTCTGACAAATGAAATCATCAGTATTTCGTCAATCATTTCTTCTGCTAACACGTACCACGCTCTAAACTTCAGTATCATGCAAATCCTCCTTAAATAAACAAACTAGCTAACCATATCAAAAATGCACATGTAATGATTTTTGAAATACTGCTCTTTACCGCATACGAATAATCCTCTTCAGATTCTTTTTTGCTGGATAGCACAGGCCAGATGAAAGATAGTAGTGCATCCATTCCTAATGCTTGCCAGACTGTAATTTTACCAACTGGAACAATTGTTGTGATAATCTCATTCCATCCATACTGAACTACAAATGGCGATACAACGATTACAAATACCGACCCAATAATGATTCCTAGTTTTTTCATTTTATAAATCCTCCTCTTTCACGAACGTACCATCAATCCAACGACCTTTACGATCTTTGATTTCGTTATATGCTAACTCAAAGCATTCCTCGAATTTATAATCAAGTGCATAGCTAATTGATTTTAAATAACTAATCGAGCTCACTAGGTTGAATCGACAATATTTTCTTTTCCTTGACCCTTGACGTAATTGAAAACTACTAATGTTAGTATTTAACCAATTTAAACATTTCGTCACATTTCTATCTTCTGCAAACTCCGATTCTTCAAAAATCTGATTCACATCTTCCTTAATTAATAGTGCTAGACCAACAATCACGACCGCACAATCTCCGATGCTATCCTTGGTTAACTGCTCATTCTTCTTGAGATAGCCAGCACATAACTCACCAAACTCTTCACTGAGTTTGAGTGACTGCTTATCTAATCGTCCACCGTTTTCAAGGTCACGGTCAATAAACCATTGCTTTACGTTTTCTAGTGTGTTCATAATAACTCCTCATCTATTTCAATCAGCATCCTTCCAAATGGATAACGTTTGATTCTTGATTTTTTTGAATATTCCTTTAATCTTTCTAAAGGAATACCTGTATACTCATGTATTTCTTGTAAAGAACCTAAAGTTATGAATGTTTCGCCTTGGTAATAAGCGAAATCATTCTCCCAGTTTCTCATTTAACTCACCTCTCTCTAAAGCTATTCCAATTTTCTCGTTATAGTAACTCAAAACCTTGTTCTCTAACTTTTTAATTTGTGTGATATTGTCTATAAAAAATTCTAAGCCTGTACTCATTTTATCCAATAACTTGACCGTTTTTAATTGGTATTCTATGTCAGGTACATCAATCGTCATCTTTGATAATCTGGCTAGTGACAAACCTGGCTGATTATTACCATCAGCACAACGTTCTATTTCTTTACGGTTCATCAGTAGCCAATGAAATAGATATCGCTTGTCTATCATTTCTTTTGGTTCAACCCTGAAGCTATCATCGTCCATCCAAAATGGATCTCTATGGAAATAGACTGCACCAACGGTCCCTTTTTTAGTTAATCGAATGGTCTGGCTATCACTATTAAATTTATCTGTCGTACCTTTTGTATTCATGCCAGCGCCATAAATAAAATATGTCCCGTCACAAACCTTGCCACGCTTGCCCGGAATTAAGTCACAAACTTCTAACAATCTGTAGGTTGTTATCTTTTCTGGTTTCATTCAAGACCGACCATAAAATTATAAGCTAGCAGATAATCATCTAAAACTTTGTGGCATTTTGTGATAAAAGATTTTAAATCAATATCTGCATTAAAGAATTGAATCAATACTAATTGACTTGCTAAATGTTTTTCAAGGTGGTCGATAACCATTTGATCTAATTCAGCATTCACTTTATCAATGTCTATTTCTTCTTTCTCTACTGGTTTCTTAGGTATTACCCAGTTAAAATCTGAATTTAATTTGTCAGATTCTTGATATTCAACTTTTTTAGTTTTACAATCATAAATTTCTTTGGAAATTTCAGGAGTGTTCTTCTCTTTGTCAATTACTAAAAATATGACGTTGATAGGAGTATCTTCAAATCCGTTTTGAATCTCATTTAATTCAACTAAATTGTTACCAACTAGCTCTCTCATTTTCTTTTCAGATTGACGATAAGCAATACCAGGAAACATGATATAAAACCCATAACGCTTAGTATAATTCATGGATTTAAGTAAAAAGATATCATCCACAACACCTGATTTTTTCCACGGATACAATTCTTTGATAGCTTGTTGGTCTTCTTCTGGTAACTCTTTAAGTTTTAAGGAATAAGGTGGATTCATTGCAATTGCATCAACCTGGATATCAGATTGATAAGTAAAGAAACTTTGATTATCAACTGTTGCATGTGGAAAGTTTGTTTTCAATGCTTCACAACTTTCCTGCTGAATTTCTACCGCATGAAAATCACTCATACTAATAAACTGTTCCAACTGTCCAGAGCCTGCAGCTCCATCAAAGACAGATATATTTTCACCACAATATTGTTTTACTTTGTTTGCTAAGTATTCACGCAAAGGTTTCCCTGTCACATACTCAGCAAATTTATTAGCTTTCTCACGGTTGTTATGTTCAACAAACGTCATAACATCACCTCATCTCCTACTTCAATATTTTGATATTTTTCTTCACTCACCACAAACACATTCCCGTTTACCGTGATAGTAAAAAGACTTCCGATTTTTCGTTTTTCTTTCACCTT